GGTCGCCGTCGGTCGCATCCGTTTTGCTAGGACGCCCCCGGTTGGTTTTCTCTTTGGTGCGCTGCTTTCCGGTTTTGGATACCTCCCACGCCTCCCACGCTTGTTGCTCCATTTTATCCAACTTGCGCAATTCCTGCGTAACATATTCGTCGATTGTTTCCAACCGTTCCCGCTTCCATTCGATAAGGCATTGTTGCAAATCGTAATAAACCATTTGAAACGAAATTGTATAACCAACGCCACGGGCGGACAAATCCCGGTTCAATGCGTCGGCAATTTCTCGATACGAATAACCACGCAAAAACAAGTCGGCGCAAAACCGTACATCGTAAATCCTTTGTTCCTCGGAACGTTTGTTGTATCCGGGGGGCTTTCGCCCTTTGTTCAATTTTTCCATCGTCTAACCTCTTTTAATGTCAAACAGGGGTCAAAATCTGCCTTTTACGCCTTTTCGTCCTTTGGCTTGGTTCCTTATCGGCTCCTTTGCCTTTGTTCTTTCGTTCCGGGCTTTATCCTTTCCCCTGTTTACCTCCTTAAAACGTTGCTTACCCTTTGCAAGTTATTTGCGCGGAATTTCCATTTTAAGAGGCTTTATTATCTTAACCAATACTTTCTATATCTCGGCGGTTATCTTTTAACCACGGGGCAAATTTACGGCTTTTCCGGTACATTGCCAACCGTTTGTTCTCTCTCACATATAAACGGCAAAACCCCGGCTTTGTTTCCGGGGCTGATTGCCTAATTGCTTATGCCTATTCGTACCTCCCATTTGAGCAACGAAAATGCGGTTGGGTTCCACGGGGGTTGGTGTATTCCGTTCCCCCTTTCATTTCTTTTATTGCCAAACATACCGGGGCGGGCTTTCCATTTACCGGAAATTCCGGGTTAAAATATCGACACGTTCCGCATATCTTTTCGAGCTTCGATTGTCCGGGGCAATTACTTTTTCCCATTGTTGCCCCCTTTCCTTTTGTTCTTTGCCCGGCGTTTATCCCGTGGGTTCCTTTTCGGCATTTCGACCCGGTGTATTTCTACTTTGGAACCGGGGAACATCTTGCCGAAAAATTCCGCCATTGCTCGCACCTCCTTTGGGACGTCGAACGCCTCCGGCTTCTTATGCTCCGGGCAAATCCCCCGAACCGGGCAATTGTCGCAATCCTCATTCCGCACAACCTCGCCCGGCTTATCGGCTTCTTTGAACCCGTGCCAATTGTCCCTCCGTGCGGACGCTTCGGCGAAATTCTCCATTGCTTCAACTGCGACTTTCGCCAATATGTAATCCGGGGTATCGTTAAAATGCGCCTCCAAAGAATTACGGTTGATAACCTCGGCAATCTCTTTCAAAAATTTTTCTCTTTTGTTCATCGCTTTATTGATTTTTAGGTTTGTACTCTTGGCACGGCATAACGCCGCACGATTGTTCGCATTTGAACGCCTCGCAATAACCGTTCCCGTTGACGTCCTCGTTTGTAAAGTTGGCGCAATTCCCGCATCCCTTATCGCCGGGTTCTTTCGGTACGCTTACGCCTTTCGGCTCAAACTCCCGGTTAAACTCTCTTTCCGGGCGGGTTGTCAATCGTCCGTCCGGTTCCCGGACAATGTAGTACGTTTCCGGGGCGTCAATGAAAATGCCGTTGCCGTCCGGGAACGAATAAACCGCCCGCCCGTTTGGGGTTCTCGGTATCGTCATGGTTC